TGGCGTTGGGCTTGCTGGCTTTTTACGCGGTGCCATTAGTAAGACATACCCCTTCTAGCGCGGCGCATTGCTGGCTTTTTCTTCTTTGCAGACGCTCTGGTGGGTCTACGCTTTGGCATAACTTTGGGCTTTTTCATCATTCCCGGCATGACTTCCTCACTTTCCGACTTTACGCATCGCCGATCGATGCGCTTCACTAAATGTTTTACCAGCACGCATAGACCGGCGCATATCTGCCATGTGCTTGGACGTATGATGGACGCTATGACGCTTCAGTGCGGCTTGCTGCCGCGCCGTCAACTTCTTTGGTTTTTTCATCTAAGTTCTCCTGGACTTTTTGCCAGCGCAGCGCCAGCGCTTGCGAGATAGCCGCAGTGGGCTATTAGGATTCTTGGCTGCTTTTGGATTCTTCTTCATCTGACCGGCTGACCGGGCGCAATATGAATCACCCTTGCTGGTGCCAGGTCGCACACGCGGCCCACCACCCTTCGCCTTGCCAGCCTGGCCGTAGCTGACTTTTTTGCCTGTCGCTGTAATTTTGACCTTGGCTTTACCTTTGGCTGGTTTGCGACTAACCATCCTTCAGCAGCCCCGGTCTGTAGCCCTTGGCCTTGCTGTAAGTAAGCGTCTCGCGCCTGCCATCCTCTGCATATGAGCAGTGAACCCAGCCACTGTTGCCGCCGGTATAACACTCTAATATCAGTTGATCAAATGGCAGATTGCCCTCGATCCAGCGTGCCAGGTCGTAGTTGTCCACCCCCCCGGCCACCTCGAAATCTGCCGCTGCCGCGCCATCGTTGGCAGTGTGCTGTGAGGTGATTTTTGAACCGATGGCAACACACAACTCTGGAGAACGGAATCCTGACGATACCATGAACGGTCCAAACTCATTGCGGATGGGCTGCAATATGTTTACACACAAAGCCTCTAACGCACCGATCTGGTCAGTGTCTGGCAGATTAGGGATGCCCTTGCGTTCTGCCGTTTGGCTTTTGCACAGTTCATCAAGCGTGAAATTTTGTGAAAGCCTCATGCCTTATTCTTTCTTTTCTTGGGCTTTTTCTTCAAGGCTTTGAAGTCAGCGCTAGTGATTTTTGTGCGCGGCTTTGCTGCTGCTGCTAGGCGCTTTTGCTTTGGTGAATACTTTGAAAATGGCATTATTTTTTTTCCTTCACTTTACCAACCACGCCTTCAAGCATCCCGCCGCCAAAGTAAAATGCCAGGATGGTCAGCATTGCCTCGCCAACGTAAAAATCATCAATGACTTGCTTGATTTCTGGAATGTTGGCCTGGCCCATCAAGGTCATCACAAGAACTATGAAAAACGATATGAGAAACGTGCCAGTAAACATCAAAGCCAAATAACGCTGCGCTACCTTGAAAGGCGCGTAGGCTTTCATCGTGTCAATCTTGGCTTGCGCTTTTACGCGCTCCATTTCTTCATCAGAACTGTGGACATCATCAATCAGGTCCATGCCCTTTTTAATGACCTCACCATTGCCCAGTATAGACGCTAGAACTCCAAGCATTTTATTTCCGATCCATCCATGTGGTGAAGCCCATATAGGCACCGACTATGCCACTGAGCGAAATGAACAAAAGTGGCGAAATTTCACTAAGCAGCTTGATGCGGCTGTCAGGCACAAAAGGCATAAACAGCATGATTGTGTAGACGCCCATGCCGATCAGCGAGTATCGAGCCAGGCGCAGTTGTGCCAGGTGCTTGCGTGATCTGTCCTCAAACTCGCGTATTTCTTTTGCGCGTTCAATTTCGGCATCGCTCACCACGCCGTCATTATTAAAATCGTAATCATCCAGCTTACTGGACGGCTCAAGTTTTTTCTGGACCACGGTTTTACTGACCAGTTATGTTAGCCTGCATATTAGCCACAAAAGCGTTCACCGCTTCGGCTAATTCAGGGTCTTTGCCCGGCAACACAGCCAATCGTCCTAACTGCACTGACAGCGGATTCACACCTTTATTTGCAACTTGTGCTGTGGATTTCAGCCATCGCAGGAACTTTGGACTGGTCATAAGTTTCGCTGCATAACGTGGGGCAAGTATTGTGGTTGTACCAACACCAAGCGCGGTTTGTGCCGCTTCTGACTGACCACCAAGTGCCAACCCACCCGCCGCAAGCAGTGGCAGTAGCTGGCCGCTAGTTGTTAAGACATTCCCTGTGCGCGATACGTTATCAGCGGCGGCACGCTCTGCCGTTATTTTTGCAAGCCGTGCTAAACTATTTAATTCTTTTGCAACTTCCCTAAATCTAGGCGCACCGAAAAGCACTTGTTTTGCGTTTTTATCTAGCCTTTGCCAATTTGTGATAAATGTTCTCGCTGACCATTCTGCACCCTCTGAAGCGTTACCACGGTAACCTAACTGTGATATGACACTTGCACTAACAGCATCACGCTCGTCACGGTTTAAATTTTTGAATACATCACGAATCCGTTTACCACCTTTTGCAGAGCCAAAAACTGCAAAATCAAAAACTTGACTTGGTAAACCACGTTTTGAAATTTTATCAATAACGGCTAAATTTTCTTTTGCAGTAAAACGAGTGTAATCATTAGCCTTACGCAATAAACGGGCTGCATCTGGTGATGCTGCCTCGACTGCTTGGTCAATGTCTTTACTCAAAGCAGAATAAATGCTGGGCAATTTTTCATCACCCTGTTTCATTACCCGAATTGCGCCGGGAATGGGCTTGCCAATGGTTTTGCCTAACGCTGTTCTAACGCTCCTAATTGCCTGCAAAGGCAGCAAGCCGTTGTTTTGTGTTGCATCTTTGAGAATAACGTCAATTTGTTCTATTGCTGGCCCAAGTGAACCTTTCAAAGACTGAGGCGCTTGTGCTAGTTCGCTTTCTAATTCAGCTTTCAATGTACGCAAATTTTGAAAATTTACATTTACATTGCCAGCCGCATCATATGCTGCATCGTATAATTGTGTTTTTTTCGCTTCTATTTTGTCAAAGGCTGCTAACGCTCCTTGCCTGATAACCTCGCCAACTTCTTCTTTGCTACCTGCGGGTGGGCCAAATTTGTTTGCGATTTTGTCAGTGGTCTCTGACAATTGTCTCAATAATTTGTCACGGCTTGCCCCTATAATGTCAGCGGCGAACAGTGAACCGCCAAGACTTTCTTCTAAATTTGCAACTGATGGACTGCCTGTCAATGTAGCCGCTGTGCCGTCAATACCAACTTTGGAAAAATCATCTGCCCTTTGCCCCGGCATAATGCCTGACAACCGTTGTGTGCCTTTTTGGATTGCAGTATTTACACCGCGTGTAGCCATATCACCCAAGCGGCCACCGGCAAACTCTAAACCAAGATTGGTTGTTGTACGGCTCATTTGTTCAACTGGTGATCCCCTATCAATCCCGCCGGGTGTCATGGCAGCAATTGACATATCGAATAAGTTGCCTGCTGTTTCAGCGCCTACTGCTGCTGCTGCTGGCACGGTGTAAATTTCTTCTGGTAACGCAACTTGCGGCCCTGCTTGCCCTGCCAACAAAGCAGCAGTACCACCAAGACCAGCGCCAATGGTAGACGCAACCTCTCTGCCACCTTCGGCAATGTCTCCTAAATCTAATTTCGGCGGGAATACACTTTCTATGAAGCCAGGTGGGTCCACGAGCTTCATTTGCCCACCGTCCAGATAAAATAATTGATCCATGCCACCAAGATCATCAATATTTAGTTTTGGGTTTGCCTTAACTAATTCCTCCGCTGTGAACGCACTGCCATAATATCGAGACAAAATGCTTTTGCGTTGCTCCTTTGGCGCAGATGCAAGCTGCATACGAATCGCCATTGGCGCACCTTCTTTGTTAATTTCAGCGCTTGCCATCATTTTGTCCCCGGTATCACAACAGTGTTAGTGGTTTGAGCTTGCGACTGTGTATCTGGAATGAAAATGCCCTGTAAGTCAGGCACCTTCCGACCTTGCTTGAAGGCAGACACATTTGCATTGAGTTCAGTGACCAGCCTTTCAATTTTTGCTCTTGCTGTGTCGTCCCTAGTGGTCAAGCCTGGCACAACAGCCTCAAGGTAGTTGTTGATTTCATCTTGGTTTGCCGTGGCCCCTGTGCGATCCCTCAATCTTAAATCAACCAAATTAGATATTGCGTCAAACAGGCGTTGAGCATCGCCACTAGCGGCTCTGCCTACTCCTGTGCCAGATAAAACAGCTACGTCTTTATTATACGAGCCGCCCTGCAAATCACCGTTGAACATTATATCAATAACGGTTTGCAAATCTTTTTGAGCAGAGGCCATTTGTGAAACAAATTTTGTTTCAGCAGCAGACAACGGTTTAGTTTTCACGCCTAAAACATTTGAGTCACTTGACTGCGCGCCAACGGCTCCAGATTGATCAGCCGCTTGATCCGCATCAACAGGCGCTGACAAACCAAGTTGTGCCATCGCATCAAAGCCCGGCACTCGTTGAGTTATTACCGTGCCATCTTTCTGTGGGATACTCTGTATCGTGGGCTTTTTGACGATTTCATTTAAATACGAAATTCTACCATTATCCTCTGGGGTACGGTTTGTTTTTTGCGAAAGTTCGTAAATTTCTTGTAAGGCTACGCCCTGTGTTATGCTGGTTGAAGGTTCTCTTGTGCCAGAAATGCTGCTGATTGCCCCTGTGACGTTATTTTGCTGATAAACTTGGCCTCGGTCAGTGGGCAAACCTTTGGATGCCGCTGCTTCAGCAGTTAGTATTGAGCTTGTTTCTGTGGGCGTCTTTTTTGCCCGAGCAACAGCCAAATTAGTTTCTAAATTTAAAGCTGCTGGCAAAACCAATTCTGGACTGACTTCAGACAACGCCTGCAAACTTGGAACTGGTGACAAGTCAATGCCAGCAAGCGCATTGCCTAAATTCGTTTTAAACTCATCCTCACGCGCTGTCTGAGCGTCACCAGCCTTGCGCTGTAGGTATGCGCCCACCAATGCGCTAGACAGCCTGCCAAGCCCTTGTAAGGGCGTTCTGACAGGCGCAGAACTCGCACCCTGCCCCATAAGCGCCTGGCCTAAGATACGGCGCGGGTCAGACTGGTAAGCCTGGTTCAGTTGCTGGAACTGCATTGATGGCCGTTGGCCTGGTTGCATTAAACCGTGAAATGGATTGTGTGGCATTATCTACCTCAATAAGTAAGCTGCGCCAAGATTGCCTGCTAGGCCGAAAAGACCTCCCAAATCTGCCGATCTCGCGGCTTGGGCCTGATTAAATGCGTTCTGCTGCGCCGCCATCTGTGCGCCAAACGCGCCCTGCGTGTCGATTGAGCCAGGCGCAAAGAAAGATGCCTGCTGGACTTGCGGCCCACCTAGCAAGGCTGCCAGTTCATTGAAGTTCTGACTACGCAATGCTGTGCGTTCTGCTATGTCACGCTGGCGTTGTTGGTTAGCAATCTGATTAGATAACAACTGGTTGGCAATAGTATCTTGACGCGCTGCATTAGCCAGTTGTGCGTTTGCCGCTGCCTGGCTAAAGCCTTGGCCTTGACGCGCCAGACCGAACTCGCCAGCCGCTGCACGCTCACCAAACTCTTGCGCCCTTGCTGAACGTGCCTGATTGACCAGCCGATCAGATTCCTGACCCGCCGCCAAGGTCGCTTGCTGTGCCAGTCTCGATAGCTGCTCGCCTTGCTGTGTCTCCAAACGATTGACCGCATCGTTATAGCCTTGGCTTGTGATAGGTATGCCGCGATCGGCAAGGTTCTGCTCCAGCGCCTCACGCTGCTGCGTAAACTCTGGCTGCAATAACCCTAGCTGCCTGTTGAACAGGGTTTGCTCTATGTTGGACCTAAAGGCTTGCGGATCGCTCTGTAGCGCCGTTAGACCGGCTGTATCAAGACCAGTGGGCAGATTGACTGGGCTTGATATAGTGCTTTGAAAAGCAGGCAGGCCGGTAGTCGGGTCAATATCCTGGGCAGCGGATACGCCTGACAGAGTTGGCGCTGTTCTAAACGGGTTCTGAAAGTCTGGATCATCCTGAAAGATCGGTGAGCCATCAGGGTTCTGACCCACCACCGTGCGGCCGGTTACCCGGTCAAACGCCAGGTTGCCCAGCCCCAGGCCGGTGCCTTCAGTCGCAGCACGCAGTTGCGTTTGAAACGGTGTCTCTTGCGTAAAGGCAGCCGCCTGGCCGTCCTCTGGGACTTGACCCTGCACAAACTGACCTTGATCACCAACAGAACCGAACAACAGATTGCCGTACGGCGTGAACTGCGTAATCCTGTTTGCGTTACTTTGCGCGTTGATCAACTCGTTTGGATCAGGCACTGGTGGTTGTGACGGCGCTCTTTTGCCCATAGTCGTTACCTTTCAACCATTTACATTCGCTTCTTAACATTCCCCACAAAACTGCATCGTGGGGTGGATATAGCTGGCGCAGCCTGCC